TTACGTGATAAAATGCCGCCAATCGTAGATCAAGGTGATATTGGTTCTTGCACAGGACATGCTATATCAACAGCCCTAATGTATAATCGTATGTTCACCAAAGAAAGACCCGAATTTAGACCATCAAGACTTTTCATCTATTACAATGAAAGAATGTATGAGAAATCTATAAATGAAGATGCTGGTGCTGAAATTAGAACTGGTATCAAAACCATCAATAAAGAAGGGTTTTGTGACGAGAAATATTGGCCATACATTGAAAACAAATTCAAAAAGAAACCTACTCAAAAAGCATATTCTAATGCCAAAAAATATCGTGCAATAGAATATTACAGGCTTGATAATTCAAATATCAATGAATTGAAAACTTGTTTGGCCTCTGGTTTTCCATTTGTATTCGGATTCTCTGTTTTCTTGTCAATGGAAGAAGCAGAATCAAATAAAGGTATTATTCCAATGCCTAGAACCAATGATAAAATGGATGGTGGTCATGCGGTAGTATGTTCTGGTTATAATGATGAAACAAAACTATTTGAAATTCATAATTCTTGGGGAACAGAATGTGGTGATAACGGATACTATTATCTACCCTATGATTATATGACAACAACTGATTTGTCAGATGATTTCTGGACAATCAGAAAAATTGACGAGAGAGACGGCATTAAATAAACACTTGACATTTATCCTGAAGGAGACTATAATATGTATGAATTTGTAAAAGCCATCATGGCATTTCTACTCACAATGTCTATCATGGCTTTTATAATTATGTCGGTTCTAAACCTATGGTGAAACATGGCTATTATCTACACTAATCAAAGTTCAAAGAAAAAGCCTGCCCCTAAATCCAAAAAGTTTATTCAAGCACAACAAGAACATAAAAAGTTCCTATTATCTATGGGAATTTCATCAAAACCTCGCAAAGATACTCCAAGAAAACTGGTTCAGATTGAGGAAGCACCACAAAGAAAAGTTGCTCCTACATCAGATTCTATTCCATCTAATGGATATAAGAATACTATTGATGATTATAAGTGGAAAAGAACTTCCGAAAAGAAAGAGGTTATTGCGGAAACAGAACGTAAAAAATCACGAATTGCTCCATATACTAATAAGGGAGCATATATGTATATTACTGACGACGAAGATACTAAATCTCTTGGGAGAAAACTATGACTAAATTGCCTGAAATTATTGTTTATAGTAAGGATGATTGTCCTTGGTGTGATAAAGCAAAAGACCTATTGACAAAAAATGAATTACCATATACACTATTGATGTATGGTGTAGACTACACTAAGGAAGACTTGCAAAATAAACTTGGTCCAAATGTCAAATTGACAACACCACAAATCTTCTTTAATGGTGAACATATTGGTGGATACCAAGAACTAGACGCATACCTGTCAATTGCAAACATGGTTGACAAATTCATGAAGGAGTGATAGTATGGACGAAGAGTTTAAGCACAAGATTACTTTTACGTATCTACTTCCTCTGACATTTTGCGTTCTTATGGTGAGACTTTTGGTAGCAACATCGTGCTTTATGACTCTTGTATATCCAAAGTATTTTAGTTGGATTCCAATATTGAGTTTAGTCTTGATTATTCTTCTTGAAAACTACGTTAGCGAACTGCTATATATACATGGCTATGTAGAAAAAGGAAGCGAAAATGACTGATCGTGATCAACTTGCCCTAAACCTAAAAGAATGGATTGCTACAGTATCCTTTGAAAAGAAGGATGGAAGTATTCGTGAACTTCGTTGTACTCTTAATTCAAAGTATTTGCCCGAAGTAATTGTTGAAGAAACTGAAGAAGTAAAAAAGACTCGCAAGAAGAATGATAATGTGTTATCTGTGTGGGATTTGGATAATGAAGGTTGGCGTTCTTTCAGGCTTGATAGTGTAAAATATATTAGATATGAAGAAGCAGTATAAGGAGAATTATTATGGCTCATCCGCACAAAAATAGGCCCCGAAAAGGGCGAAGGAAAATTGGTTCTGCGAAGCGTCGTGCTCGTAGAGAAAGAAAGAAACGGTAAGGTGAAAAATGTCTGCTGATAATGGGACTTATATTCTTCAGACGTATGGACCAGAATTTAGAGTTGTTCATGCACAAGCCATAGATAACATCTATGGCCAATATCATAATGAGTCCTTGACATGGATGCCAAACCCTGATATGATTGTATCTTACTTCGGTGAATGTAAGGTATTCACAGATATCACCGAAGCATGGGATGAGGCACTTTACATTGACGATCAACAAGAGTATTCTGAGAATGGTGCCTGTCTAATAACTGACTTTCTGGAATATCACTTCTCTGACTTGGTGGAAAGGGTGAAAAATGGCTAGAGGCATATCTATTGACGCAAAGTATCATGGCGAAGAACCTGTTATCACTAACAAGTCGTCTGATATTGAAGTCATTCGTGCCTATAACTGGTTTAACTATTTTCACAGTGCAGATGATGCAAAGAAGTTTGTTATTGATTATCTGAAGGGTAAGAAAATTGATAGGGAAACTATCAAGAAGGTCAATGATATTGAACCTCAGAAACTATTGAATATTGGTTGGAACTGCCGCATTTTATCCAAAGGTGGCAGTCTCCCCAAACATATTCACAAGCGAGTTTCATCTAAACTGAATGATATCATTGATTCGGTTCCTGATAAAAAGCAGGTAACTGAAGAAAAGACTGTATCTATTCAAGAACGAACTGCACAAAAAGTGAGTGCCCTTATCTCAGAACTCGAAGAGCATATTGATAACTTCTGCCAAAAGTATAAGTCCGACTTCAATGCCATCAATTGGTTTAAGGCCAAGGGCCTAAAGCCACAACTGGCAAAGAAGATCGTTGATTATTATACTCCTTTGTATGATGAACTTTTCATTGCATACAAAGGCACTGATGCAGATGTTAAGGCTGCATATTCACATATCAAGAAAGCACAATTGAAGCGATATGTGGATTTCGTCAAAGCCATTATATCTGCTGGTGATGTGCAAAGTGTTGTTGTGAAAAAGCCTCGTAAGGTTCAGCCTAAAAAGGCAAAACCTGCTTCAGTGCAAGTTGCGAAACTTAACTATAAGCCTGAAGATACAGAATACAATATCAAGAGTGTCAAACCTTCTGATATTGTTGGGTGCTCACAACTTTGGGTGTTTAATACCAAGACCAGAAACCTAACTGTATTCCATGCAATGGGTGAATCTGGTTTGTCTGTGAATGGCACAACTATTGTTGGTTTTGACGAAAAGACTTCACAAACAAAGAAGTTGCGTAAACCTGCTGAAGTGCTACAATCGGTTTCTTCTCTGGGCAAAGTTCCATTGAAGAAACTAATTGATACAATTACTACCAAGCCAACTAAAGTGTCTGGAAGAATAAATATAGATACAGTTCTACTAAGGATCATTAAATGACAGATAACATCCTAAGTTTCCCTAAAGATAAGATTGTTCGCCACAGCCCTTCATTCACAGATGATATGTTAAATCGGATGAAGGAAAAGGGTGCTCAAAACTTTGCTGATATGCTCGTGCAAGAACTCACAACAAATATTCTTGCCGAGTTATCAGGGTTTGGGTTGGATATTGAAAAAGAATCTTTTGGAAAGGATTTTATGTTTTTGACTGGAGTGCTTTCTGCTGTCGTCTATCGTTCTATGGACCTAAAGCATGAATTTCACCAATTTATTGATGAGAGTGTAGATATTATTCGTATGGATGATATTCCACTGGACAATGACGACTGACACATATATAATATGTGATTAATAACAAACAAGTGGAGAATATTGTGATACTCGTGGATTTAAATCAGGTTCTCATTTCCAACCTGATGCAACAATTAAATGGAAATCCAAAGTCAGATATTTCTGAGGATTTGGTACGACATCTAGTCTTAAGTAGCCTTCTATCATACATCAAACAATTCAAATCAAAATACGGAAGTTTGGTCATCTGTTGCGACTCCAAAAAGTATTGGAGGCGTGAAGTATTCCCATTCTATAAGTCCAATCGCAAAAAGGCTCGTGATGCATCTGATTACGATTGGACTCTTATCTTTGAAACCCTCAATAAAATTCGTGATGAACTTAAAGAGTATTTCCCATATCGTGTCATTGAAGTTGAAGGTGCCGAAGCCGACGATATCATTGCTGTTTTGACTGCTCGGTATTCTGCATCGGAAGACGTTCTAATTCTATCTTCTGATAAAGATTTTGTTCAACTACAGAAGTATAAGAATGTTCAACAATACAGTCCTATTCTAAAGAGGTTCATCAAAACAGAAGACCCACACCTTTTCATCAAAGAACATATCATTAAAGGTGATAGGGGTGATGGTGTACCAAATTTCCTATCACCAGATAATACATTTGTTATCGGTGAACGACAAAAGGTTATCTCTAAGAAGAAACTTACTGAATGGTTAAGTTCACCACCAGAAGCATTCTGTGTAACTGAAATGATGGTGCGTGGTTTCAAGAGAAACCAAATGCTTGTTGATTTGGACTACATTCCTGAGAATATCAGGGAATCTATCGTTTCTTCATATGAGACAACAAAGCCATCAAGTAAGATGAATATGCTTGATTACTTTATGAAGAAAAAACTACGCAATTTAGTTGAAGTTGCCGACCAATTCTAAGGAGTTATGAATGAAGAATATCTATGAAATTTTTGAAGAAGTTGAAAAGTCTAAAACTGCGAAGGACCGTGTATTGGTCCTTCAATATAATCAATCATATGCTCTCAAAAGCATTCTAAAAGGTACGTTTGACCCTACAGTTGAATTTGTCTTTGATAAAATTCCAGAGTATAAAGCATCTGATGCTCCGCCTGGGCTTGGATATAATTCAATCCATCAAGAGATTCAACGGGCATATCTATTTGAAAAAAACAATCCTCGGGCACCAGCAAATTTAACTATGAAACGTAGGGAGGAAATTCTAATTCAAATACTTGAATCAATGGAATCAAAAGAGGCTCAAGTATTTGCTAATATGATTATGAAAAAGAAAACATCGGTGAAAGGTTTGACATATGGAATCGTGAAAGAAGCATTTCCAGATATTTTGGTTTAATCAGAAAGGAAGATAAGGTTACATAAATGAAAAATAGAAATACATCTAAAAAAATGTCATATAATTATGATAATGAATATTATGATGATGAACCAGTAAAAACAAAAATGATTGAGAAAAAAAGAAAAAATAAAAACTGGAAAAAAGAATGGGATAAAGTTCAAAATAATTATGATGATTTAGAAGATTTCTATAGGTAATATTATCATTTTGTTATGCATTTTTAGTATATCTGCCATGCAAAAAAGGTGTTGACATCGCTGCTGGGTGTGCTATAATGCTTGCATGATGACGAAACGACGGAAAAAACGGTCTGACCGGAACCACCTGATCTAAAAGATTCAGGTCAAG